CAGAAATAAATGCATGATTGCCGTCTGGCGGACTTACACGAAATGCCTCTTGGTCAACTTCAAAGTGATGTACTTCTGCGCCTTCTGGCAAATCTTTATCTTCTGTTTTTTTCTTTGTCATATCTTAATCTCCACACTTCCTATTTTTTTAGAGTTATTTGAAAAAGTATTTGAGTAGTCCTGACTCGAACTACTATTGTCGATTATTTCATCTTGAGCGGAATCTTCCACATCATATAATCGCATTTTAGGTCTGTCAATTCCTACCACAAATCTTTTATAATTGTTTAAATCGTTATAACGATTTTTGAGCTGTTTTACCAATACCTGATTCAATTCTTCCAATTCTTCTGTCGCAATTAATGCAAACATTAAATCGGCAGTCGCAGGCAGTCCAAAGGATTCGGACGTATCAGTGAGTTCTACATCACTACTATTATATCCGCTTCGGGTCGTCTGAGTTGCACTCATAATCGGCACATTGTGTTCTACCGCAAGACCACGCAATTCTTCTGCAATCGACTTAATAAGTGTATATGAGTTTGCGCCTGAACCGGCTTTAATCCTAGAGGATGAACATATATTTAGGTAGTCAATATAGATAACATCTGGACGAAAATTCTTTTTGAGAGACAATTCATTCAGTAAATGTCTAAAGTGATTTGCGTTGGCAACCGCTGTCGGATATTCCTTTACGATTAGTTTTCCACTTGCAACCTTTCTCGTCAAGTTTTCTATCTTACGACAAAAAGTATCATAAGGCATTTGAGCGACATCTTGAATATTAGTATTCAACAAATTTGCGTCAATACGTTCTGCAATCTTTTCTTCTGACATTTCACATGTAATGTATAGAACATTCTTACCCATTAACAAATGGTTTGCCGCAAGGTCACACATAAACAGAGACTTACCAACACCTGTACCAGCGAGACAAATGTTAAGAGTTTTTTTAGACAGTCCACCCTTAGTAATTTTGTTGAATAGGTCAAGATGGAACTCAATCTTTTCTTCTACACGTTGATAAAATTCATATCGCGACTCAAAATCATCTATGAAATCGTGTCCGATATTACTATCAAATGAGACACCCAAAGCGTCCTGTAGCATTTTAGGCAACTGGCCCTTGTTTGCGGGTTCGTCATTCAAAATACCAATCGACTTCATAACAGCATTATATAATGCGCGATCTTGACACCACTTTTCAGTGACATCAATTTGCCATGCACTATTTTTATGATCGTCTTTATTCTCTTCCATACTCTTGATTGTTGATACCGATTCTGTATATACATTCTCGCCAACATTCAAATCATCCAAAGAGATCAACAATGAATCCCTAGTTGGATTTGTATTATACTTTTCAATGTGATGTTGTACCATATCAAATATTACTTTATTTGATTCGGTTACAAAATATTCCCTTTCAATAAAAGGCAGTGTTTTTCTCACATATTCTTCGTCCGAAAAAAGACAATTCAATACTGTTTGTTCAGTCAATTCCATTAAGTTTATTCGCTTCCTTTATCAGTCTTTCAGATTCAATTCTCAAATGTTCAGCCTGTCGTTTCAGACTTTCAGATTTTTCTTCGTTGCTCAGAGTGTTAAATAAAGACATTGTAGTTGGTTCTTTATCATCAGTACCATATACTGCACCCCATTTATCTTCGGGACATGCAATGTTGGCGATTTTTGCCTTTGCAGGCATAAAACAACCACAAGATTTACACATCTTTATAGTCGGCTGAAATTGGGCACATGACTTGCAAATGCCCAACCTTTCTTGATACATATATTTTGAGGCGAATAACTTACTCATCCACCCACTCTATACTTGGCAATGATCCAATCATTGAATTTTGTATCGGCAAGAATAGGCTCCCAAAATTCTGCACTATGGGTCTCCTTCTCGCGGAATTTCTTTTCAATAACTTCACCAGTTTCCATATCAACATGTTGTAACCATGCCCCCGATCTTAATAATACACCATAACCTAGTGCCATGTCAAGTAATCCAGAAAATTTATCTACACCATTTTCCCAAGAAACTGAGATAGGAATTTTAGATTTCTCTTTAACAAATCGTGACTTTTCAACATTAATTACAAAGTGATATCCAGCAATCTCTGTACCCACTTTATCCTGTTGACGGCCGATAATCCAAATGGTATCTGCACTATAATACATACCAGTACCACCAGATACAACCTTAGTGGGGAACATACCCTGAGAGTCGTATGTGTGGTTGATAGCAACCATAGGAATATCTTTCATGGTGAGGTGTGGTGTAATCATGCGAAACAGAGATTTAAACTGTTTGGCGCGGGTCATATCCGCTGCACTACTACCTTTTTCTGCATCATCGACTTCTTTCTTAGATGCCAAATTACCAACAGAATCCACCATAATGAATACTTTGTCGTCCGTATCCAATTCTTTTAGTTGCGACACCATATCAAATTTAAGTTCTTCTAAATCTGTAACCGGAACATGTACGATTCGAGTTGTGTCAATTTCAAAAATATCAAAGTATGCTTGTGGTGTGCCAAACTCTGAATCATAAAACAAAACAATTGACTCTGGATTGGCATCCATATATGCTTTCATCATAATCAGGCCAAATGCAGTCTTAAAATGTTTTGAAGGTCCGGCGAGCATTGTAAGTCCAGACGTAAATCCGCCATTTAGTGTACCAGAAAATGCAATATTCATTGCTGGAATGTGTGTCGGGGTACTGGTTTTATCATTTAAGTATTTTGATTCTGATAAGACATTTACCCTACCGTCTTTGAAAGAAGAGTTCTTTCGTAGTTTACTCATTAGTCCTGTAGCCATTTATTTCTCCTATTCGATTCTTACATTATAACATAAATTCATTGCGTATGTCAAGGAAGTCTGCCATAAAATCTTACTGGTGTTCCTACTGATTTTTTTGCATTGAAAAGATACCAACAACAATTATCTTTGCCAACACTTTTGCTACCTTCGATCCACTTTACTCTGCCGACACTCACCACTTTTTCCAACCATTTTTGATATTGGGCAGATTGTTTTGTGTGCATCCAATCAGCATCAAATAATAACCATGTCGGCATTTGGGTTGCCAAATTCTCAATCATCGGATGTAATATTTTTCTATTCCAAGGCGGATTCGTGATGCATATATCACAACCCACAATTTGATCTGTTAATGCATTTCCGACACCAACAGAATCACATAATGGTTCTATATCAGTCATCCAATACCCTTTTAAATCAGTCAACTGCTCTATGTGTCTAACCAATCTACCATCTCCCGCACATGGTTCTGCGAACAGTCCGAAGTAAGGCAAATGAAACACAAGTGGCAAAACAGCCTCAATTGGAGTAGGATAAAAATCTCTTTCTACTCTTTCAAAATCACTACGTTTTCCCATCACACTCTCCTAGAAAAAGTCATCTATTGTAAATCGTTTTTCGACATCCCAACCAATCGCATCTGTCACCGATTTGACAGGTTCTAAAAATGATTTGTCGAATTGTTTTGTTTTGTCTATAAATCTGTCCAGATCAAACTCTTTTGGCAACACATTTTGAATTGCAATAGTATTGTTGCCAATAGGATTGGGCTCTTTGAGATATACAAATTTAATCTTTTCCCCTTCCTTGACAAGCGGGTGGGTCATTTCTAAATTATGTTTCTTGATTAGTCTGTTGAAGTGAATAACACCCTTCACATGAATTGGCGTACCCTTTTTGAATAATTCAACTGGACATTCATACTTTTTCAAACCGTTTACGCCTCGCGGAAAACATATGTCCTCAATCGGAAGCGTATTAAACTCTTCTCTAAAATTATTGATAAACTCGATCAACTGTTCGTTATTACCATTCATAATAACGCCGAAGATTTTGCGGAGTTTTTCACGACACGCAGCAGGAGTAGAGGAACGCACAGCCTCAATACCCATGATTTTAAGTTCTGGTGTCTTGTATCGTACACCTTCGTTATCATGTACGTTGAGAATATATCGTTTCTTTGCAGTCCACAAACCTTTAGATGCAATGACTTCGCGTTTCATTTGCATCTTCTGTTCGTATGCGTTCATATAGTCAGCAAGATCTTGATAACTTTTATCAATAAACGGTTCCAACTTTTCTGAAGCAATAGTGTCAAGGAAGTTAATGATCTTGGCCTCGCCACCTTCTGTCGCAAGTACCTTTTCTGTATCAAACACTTTGTTAACCAAGTCGCCAAGTCGGATGTAAATCGCATCCGTATCGGAAGCAATAACGTAGTTAATTTTTTCATCATTTTTGAGAACCTTATGCAAATAATCGTTTACTTTATTTTCAATCCATCGAATACTTAGTTGTCCCGAAAGAGTGATAGATTCTGCCTGTCGAATATCATAATATCTAAAATATTGATTACCCAACGCACCATAAGCGGAGTTCAACAAAATCTTTGCAGCCATCTGTTTATTGTGTAGTTGAGAAATTCGTTTCTTGAGATAGACAGGATCGCCACCATCTACTAATTCCTGCTTGCACTTAAGCATTTCTCTTTTTGAAATAACACGTTCGTCATACATATTTTTCATAAGTTTGGGCAGAAACCCCTTCTTATCATTGTTATACAACACGCCTGATGGAGTTAGAGAAACATTTGCAGCACGACACTGAGAAGTATCAGTTTTCATTTCCAACAGTTCGTTTACGTTTGTATCGAGTCTATCGGTATTGACCAATGTTTCTGGACTAATATTGTACTGCATAATCAAATGCGGATATAGACTGTTCAAATCGAATGACAATACCCAATCATGTACGCCGAGTTGTGGTTCTTTGACATATGCACCGACATAAGCATCTGATTTAAAATTGCGGGCCTTGGGTGGCACAACAATGTTGTCCTTTTTAAGAATATGAAATGCAATCGAGTCCCATGTTCTGATTGGAGACATAACCTCTTCAAAATTAATTTTTGCAGAATAAGCAACCGTTATGAGAAGATCTAGCAGTTTCATCTTTTCATCTAATCTATCCACCAATTCCACATCAATAATATTGTAGTCGATATATTTCTGATAATCCTGTTTATAGAATAAGTGCATTGCAGAAAATTCAGAATGGTCTAGTTTTTTCTTGCCCAATTCTACAAAGGCGATATGATCGAGTCTATAACTTTCTTGCGTGACATATGTGAACTTCTTATACAAATCAAGATAATCAATAATACTAACACCTGACAAGGTAATTTCAGTAGAGTCTTGACCTCTAAAATTCATATGTTTTTTGTCAACTTTTCTCCAAGGCGAGAGTCGTTTCATTTCAGAATCGCCAAGGATTTTTGTGATACGATTCACCAGATAGTGCATGTCAAATGAATTAACATTCCAACCTGTAATAATATCGACATCTGCGGCCTCATACAAATTAAGAAACGACTTTAATAGTTCCATTTCACTCTTGCACTTGTAGTATTTAATTTCCAAATGAGATACTTCGGGAGACTTGTTTTCCCAATCACCCAAACCCAACACAGTATAAAGATTGCCACATTTCATGGTGATCGCATTTACACGCTCTTGAGCAACATCTGGTTCGGGAAATCCTTGTTCACATTCAACCTCAATGTCGATATTCATAATATTAATTTTATCAATATCAAATTCCATTTCTGGATAATTGTCAGCAATAAAAGGATATGTATAAGTCTGCATACCGTACCAATCGGTCACACCATCCGTGGATTTAACTTTACCACGGGCCGCTCCGATAGAATCAAATTTTACTCTTTTAAGACTTTTGCCGTCTAAAGATTTGTATTTTGAAGCAGGGTCTCTTGTCTCATAAAATAACGATGGCTCATAGTCCATTCGCTTTGATTTTCTTTCGCCGTTTTCATCGACTTCCCTTACCAATATTTTACTACCGATGTTTTGGACATTTGTATAGAATTTCATGTACGTTCTCACTGAAGTTAATAATATAATTATAACACAAAAAAGGGGTCTTTACAACCCCTTTTTTTATATTTTATGGCATTTTTACAAATGAATGATTGCTAGACGAAGACGGACTCACTGCCTTTATACTTGTTTTCGAAGGAGGTAATATTATTCCACCTCCAAATACTTGATTATATTCATTTGTCAATTCATTGACAGGATCGACTATGAATCCTACATAATGACTTTTTAAATCTAATCCATCCGAACTTTTTGTATATGGCATAAAAGGCGACAAACCAACCCTAGCTGTAGCAGTAGTCGTATCTGAGTATGATGCAACAATTTGACAAACATTCTTTAAATGCCAACCACTACCGTCAGAAAGTTCTGAAATATCACCCATAAGTTCTTCCCCTGATATAAGACGAACTACTTTTATCATTTAAGTCTCGGTTTTTTCTGGTTCTTGTTGTGGTTGAATATTTGCAAAATATGAAATGATAGTTTTCAACTTACCTTCTGCATCAGTAAGTTTAGTGACTAGGTCATCCATACTATCTACAATATTATGGTGTTCTCCAACACCCACACCACTTTCGAAATAAACTTCTAAGTTAGCAATAGCCTCGTCTCGTTCATATTCATATTTACGAATAAGTGCTCTTAATTTTAAACTATGTGAATAATCCAACTTCATCAGCCTTTGCTCCTCTTTTTATCCATTTTTTTTCATTTTTAATATGTTCTTTCAAAGAATCTTTTAGACTTCTAGAATCGGGGGTATCTCCCAACCACTTAATAATTCTTCTCTCAAACCACTGCCATTCCATATTTAATACTTTTTGAACAATATCGGGGTGAGCCCTAATAATTATAGGATTATTTAACAAAGCCTCAATTAGTTGTTCACTTGGGAGGCCGGGCGAAAATTCTATTTGACCATATTTATTGTCTCTATTTGTCTTATATGCCACCTGTTGTTCATCAGATAAAATATCATTAACTGCGTCAACAGATTGCGGCGACATTTTTCTAGATTCTGTCATTACTTTACAATCCATTCTTTTTCGTCTTGAATTTCTGATCGACGACTTTTGCACAACTTCATTAATTCATTCAAATGTTTGCGAGCTCGAACACCAGCAGATTTATTACCGCCTACAAATT